CCAAGAGCCGTTACGCCCGCGCGCTGGCGGCGGTTACAGATTGGTGTCGGTCCAACCGGCATCAAACCATCCGCGACCAGCACGCCCATCTGACGATGATGATGCGGGGCCATGGCCCTATCCCGCATGCCCGCTGATCTTGCGGAGGAAGTAATGCGTCAAAACTGTTTGCTATTACGGCCGAACACTCGGTCTCGCGCTGCCGAAGACTAGCTGGGAAGGCACGGTGTTGCCCGGGAAATTTAGCAGTCGCCGTGTACAACTCTTGCAACCATCGAGTTACGATAGAAAAGTTAGCGGAGAACCCGATGGTGCAATCCGAGCCACCCTGGAACTGGACTGGTGTGGACGTTTTGAATTTTAAAAATGAGGATGCGCGTCTTCGTCAACTCGTGGCGATGTTTCCTTCGAAGAGATCCTCCGACGAGGAGATCGCAGCTTACTTGATTGATTTAGGCGCCCACTTCCAGCGTTGGCTCCATCAAGACGAATTCGGTCCTGACCGCGGGCATCGAACTGCAATCCTTCGCGCACTTATGAAGTCTCTCCAGAGACTGGAGAAGCACCTTATAGGGAGTTCATCCCTGATTAAGCGACGGTTGGATGCGGAATTGCGAAACCAGAATGATCCATCGAACCTGGTGATGCAGGCGTTGTGTGAAGCGGCCGTTGACGTTGCAGGTGACCGGCGGGGTGCCGGCGCGCTCGATCGGGACGCTGTGTGGACCTCCCGACTCCGGGATTACACTTACACTTTATTGGCGCAATCGCAGTCAATCGATAGCAACACGGAGAGCGAGATATTTCCCATTGCTCAACGGCGAAGGTTTGATCCGTTACAAGCGACAGGTCCTAGCTTTGGTCTGGCGGACGTCGAGCGATGGCTGCATGGCTATTGGAATGTCGTGGCTGAAACCCTCAAGGAGCTGAGCAACCGACGAGGCGCGGAGGAACGAGTCTCATTGAAGCTCCTGGTCGAACAGCTTTGCGAATTGTGGGAACGTGAGACCGGTTGTTCAGTGACAGCGCACGATCGGGTCAAAGACCAGTCAACTGGTCGAGCTGAGACCCCAGCGGGCCGGTTTGTAACGAAAGCCGTGGAGGCAGTACTCCCGGATCAATCGTGGTTTAAGGAGCGCGCTCAGTTTGCCCAATCAGCTCGCGCGTACTCTTTTTACCTCGACAATCAAGCCGGTCTGAACGCCAGAGCGCGGCATATACTTGTAATCATGAAAGATTTTGTGCATCGGTATAAACGAGACGAGTTGCACAAAAAATAGGCATTCTATTTCGGCAATTTGCCGGTGCGGCTTCTCCTGTAGTCAACAGGAATGAAACCACACCTTGCCCCCCGCTCACGCCGGCTCCGCCGTCCATCGGTCGAGACTATAAGCTTGCGTCACCCGCGCGCCGCAGGCGCGCTGAAGGTTGAAGAGTTCGCAATCCAGCAGCTAACGCCGTATCAGCACAATCCTAGGCTGCACCCCAAAAAGCAAATCGACAAACTGGCGCGCGCCATCAACGATTTTGGCTTTCTGATTCCCGTCCTCATCGACGACCAGAACATTGTTCTCGCTGGCCATGCTCGAATCGAGGCGGCAAAGCAGCTTGCGTTGCCTCGCGTGCCTTGTGTTCGCGCCAGTCACTTGAATGAAACGCAGAAGCGCGCCTTCACCATCCTCGATAATAGAGTCGCTGAAGAGGCAACATGGGATTTTCAGCTTTTAGCGAAAGAGGTCGAATTCCTACACAACGAGGGAATCGATCTGACCACGACCGGTTTCGAGATTCCCGAGATCGAAATGATTTTCGACGCCGTTGCGCCGCCGCCGGCGAGCAATCCCGAAGATGACAGGATACCAGACCCCACACCCCATCGCATCGTTACCAAGCCAAACGACCTCTGGATTCTGGACAAACATAGGTTGTTTTGCGGCGATGCTCGTCGCCGAGAATCATTTGCGGCATTGCTATCGGGAAACGCCGCGCAGCTGATCTTCGTCGATCCGCCTTATAACGTCAAAATTAGCGGGCACGTCTCCGGCAAAGGGCGCATCAAGCACCGCGAATTTGCCCAGGCTAGCGGCGAGAAAACCTCGGCGCAGTTCACCAAATTCCTGGAGGAGTCTCTCGGCCTGCTCGCTGAGCACTCCGCAGATGGTGCCATTCACTTCGTTTGCTCAGATTGGCGGCATCTTGACGAGATGCTGACTGCCGGTCGGCGTACCTACAGCGAGCTCAAAAATCTTGTGGTTTGGAACAAGACCAATGCCGGTATGGGCTCGCTCTATCGCAGCCAGCATGAGCTGATCTTCGTCTGGAAACACGGGCGCGGCAAACACGTCAACAACATCGAGCTCGGCCAACATGGACGCAATCGCACCAACGTCTGGACTTACGCGGGATCAAACGCGTTTGGCGCGAGGCGGGCCGAGGAGCTTGCGATGCATCCAACGGTGAAGCCGGTCGGACTTGTTGCCGACGCCATTCGCGATTGTTCGCGCCGCGGCGATCTCGTCCTCGATAGTTTCGGCGGCAGCGGCACGACCCTCATCGCCTGCGAACGCACACATCGAAAGGCGCAGTTGATCGAGCTCGATCCAGTCTATTGCGATCAGATCGTGCGGCGGTGGCAAAAGCTAACCGGACGAACAGCATTGCATGGAGTCACCGGCCGCCCATTCAGCGACAACAAAACAACCTAGCCGACCGCATAATGTTGGGAAGTGCCCTCGTGATGACGGCGACAATCTCCATCCAGGAGGGTGCGAGCACGCGGCGGGTCAGCAAGATCGAAGGCGTCGTACTGCGTCAGCTGCAAAACGCACTTAAAGGCGATGATCGATCGGCAATGGCGGTAATCAAGATGGCGATGCAAATGGGCTTCCTCGAGGACGCCGATATCAATCGCGTTGAGGCTGCGGACTTAAGCGCAAGCGATGAGGCGATCTTGCAGCAACTTCTGGCCCGCCACAGGCGCAAGTAGCAATGAAAGAGAGAGCTTTTACAGCACCCGATCAAGCCTCCATCAAAACTCTTTTGGCGGCACTCAGTCCCGCAGGCCGCCGCAAATATCTTGATATGCTCCTAGCCGATGACTTCTGGGCGTTACTCGGCAAGGTTTTCGAGACCGTTGCGCCGGGCAAGGAATTCCGGCGGACCTGGCTGATCGATGCCATGACGTACGCGGCCGAACACGTCATGGATGGCACAATCAACCGGTTGATAACGACTGTGCCGCCTCGCCACCTCAAATCGATCGTCTTCTCCGTTGCCTTGCCGGCATTCCTGCTCGGGCGCGATCCGACCAAGCGCATTATCTGCGTCAGTTACTCCAACGAGCTCACCGTCAAGCACGCCAACGACTTTCGCGCGGTGATCAACTCCGCTTGGTACCGGCGCATCTTCCCCAACACAAAGGTCAGTCGGGAGAAGGATACCCAATACGAGACCATGACGACTGCCCGTGGCTATCGTTACGCCACCTCGGTGCATGGAACCCTTACCGGGCGCGGCGCCGACCTCATCGTATTGGATGATCCGCAAAAGCCAGACGAGGCGCTATCGGAAGCGCATCGCAAAAGTGTCGGTGACTGGTTCGACACCACGCTGCTGACGCGCCTCGATTCAAAGTCTTTCGGGACGGTGGTACTGGTTATGCAGCGGGTCCACGAAGACGATCTGGCCGGTCGCCTCCTGGAAAAAGGTGGCTGGCATCATTTGAAGGTCGCGGCCATCGCGGAAACGGACGAACAAATTCCGATTGGCCGTCACCGGATGTATAAAAGAAAGGCTGGCGACGTTATCGACCCAAACGGTGACTCCCTGGAAGCCTTGATGGCCATGAAACAGAGCATGGGCGAGCTGTTCTTTTCGGCCCAATACCAGCAGGAGCCGATCCCGCTAGCCGGCAATATCATCAAGGCCGAGTGGTTTAAGGAATACGACGTCGCCCCGACCTGTGGCTATGCAGATCTTTTGGTGATCAGCATTGATACCGCTATGAAGGGCGAGCAGCTGTCCGATTTTTCTGTTGCCACAGTTTGGCTCAACTGCGGTGACCATTGCTATTTACTCGATCTTTGGCGGCAGCGCGTCGACTTTCCTGACCTCAGATACGCCGTGTTTGAGCTTCGCTAGAGATACCCCAACGCCACTCTTCTGATCGAAGACAAGGGGTCAGGGACCAGCCTCATTCAAGACTTAAGAGCAAATAGCATCGCGGTTATCGCCATCACCCCGCAAGGAGACAAGCTGACACGCGCCGCCAAGGTCTCGGCGAAGTTCGAAGCTGGCGCTGTCTTCTTTCCCAAATCCGCGCCATGGCTTGGTCCCCTGAAGGCCGAGCTACTCGGCTTTCCCAATGTCAAACATGACGATCAAGTGGATTCAGTCACTCAGGCCCTATCCTGGATCAGCCTATACCGTCACAACCGGATACCGATTGTTTCGCCGATCATCATTTCCGGACCGCGCCGCTGTTTCGGCGACATGCCGCCAAATTTCTAGCAGGCCCCCTTTTCGACCTATTGCGGTACGAATGCATTCACGGTCGTCAGCAAAATTTGCGGTCGAACGATCATTTAACGTAAGCGTTGGTCGCAAACTTCAGCTTGAGCGGAAACTTCCGACCCATCTCCGCTTGGTTTTGCCACGGCAAGATGGTTCGAACGTGGCGCCTACTGCAAAGGAAGACCGAGCATGTGGTGCTGCTGGGACCATTCGGCCGGCAGGGCGGCGAGGCGGGTGACGCCCATCCCATGAGGTAGTCGCCCGTCGATGGCCGCCTTGACGAGATCCGGGGCGAGGAAAGCAAGCGAAATGGTCATATTCACTTTCCGAACGCTGCAATTCTCTCGTTGTGCGATGCGGTCTGCGGTTGCGGTCGCATCAGCGATCAGTTCATCGAGCCATCGGCGTCCGCGGGCAATGGCGGCGACCAAGGTAGCGCGCGTTTCCGAGCGCATTGGACGAACATGGTCGGTTCCTTTAGGCATAACGATCTCGCGCCGCCTCGTTGACATTGTCTTCCGCCAAGGCACCCGGAGGAGGCCATCGCCTCCCGCCTTGTGATCGTCGGGATCGTGAGGTCCGGCAAGCTCGATCACTACGTATTCTGGCTGCACCTCGACGCGCGCGACATGTTGCTTGATGAGGCTCGGGTCATCGATCGGCTCCGACGGCTTGAGGTGTTCCTGAACCGACCTGATGACCACGGCCTCGACTTCGGCAGCTGATACCCGGCGCACCGATCCGGCGCGCGCGGCCGTGCCTTGCAAAAGGGCCGACGACAAATAGTAACGGTACTTGATAACGCCCTTACGCGAATGGCTCGGGCTCATGCGATTGCCGCGGTCATCGAAGATGCGGCCATCCAGCAGAGCCTCGGAACTCGTTCGTATCGCCTTATGGCTGTTGACCTGCTCGTTCAGCTTGGCTTGGACCGCATCGAATAAGTCGCGATCGAGAATGGCGGGTTGTTCGCCCGGAAGAACCTCACCCTTGAACGACACCTCCCCGATATAGAAGCGATTGCGCAGCAGATGGGCGAGCGATCCGCGGGTGAACGGGATCCCGCCGACGGTCTCTTCTGTCCGCAGCGTCCGAACCTTGGTGACGATGCCCTGGTTGCGGAGCTCTGTCATGAGCCGGTTGAGGCTATTGCGGCCCTTCGTGTCATAGCCGAGCGGCGCCATGCCGCCGACCCAGAGCCCCTTGCGCTTGGAGGCGGAAATCTTGTCCCGGATGCGCTCGGAGGTGAGTTCACGTTCGAACTGCGCGAATGACAGCAGCACGTTCAAGGTCAGCCGGCCCATCGAGGTGGTGGTATTGAACTGCTGGGTGACCGAGACAAACGAGACCTCGTGCTGATCGAAGAGCTCGACCAGCTTGGCGAAATCCGCCAACGACCGGGTCAGGCGATCGACCTTATAGACCACGATCACGTCGATCTGGCCGGCCCGCACCTCCTGCAGCAGCCGCTGCAGGGCGGGCCGGTCGGTGTTGCCACCCGAGAAGCCGCCATCCTCATATTTGGCCCGCAACAGCGTCCAGCCCGCGTGCGCTTGTCTGCGGATATAAGCTTGCGAGGCATCATGCTGGGCATCTAGCGAGTTGAAGTCCTGCTCCAACCTTTGCTCGGTGGAAACGCGCGTATAGATCGCGCAGCGAACCGCTTTCATCTTCATGTCGGCGACCCGCTGGTTGATCGATCGCGTAGCCCGAAGAACCCGGGCCGTTCCAGCGCGTGCCGGTGATCGCGAATGCTACCTGCGACAGGCTCTGATAGGTTTTACCGTTCCAGGCAAAGCCATCGGCGAGCACCGCTATCCGTTGCATCTGCCCGTTCCATTCGCGGCTGAGAATGGTGCCGTGGCGGATCGCCGCTATACGCCGGCTCAATTCCACGGCGCTCTTTCCAGCCTGCTCCGGCGAGCCCGAGCGATCGAGAAGGCGGCGACTCTCGCCATCCAGGTCACCCCATTGATCGGTCTGCAGCCGGTACGCGAGGGTGCGGAACAGCAGATGGCGAGAAAGGTGCGGCAGCGGGCGGCGGCCGAACGCAGTATGCCAACGGCCGCGCAGCCGCTGGATGTCAAGATCGCGCAATTGCGCTATCTCGACATCCAGTGCCTCACGGTCCGGCAGCGCAGGAGCTATCCTGACGCGGGGCATGGGGGGTCAGGCGGATCGACGTCTGGCCTAACGAAACCCATCAGCGGCGCGTGGGATCTGATAAACGCGTGCGCCGGCGATCGTCTTCGAGGTGAGTTTCAACCCGAGGCGTTTGCGAATCACGCCGGCGAGAAAACCGCGCAGCGAGTGCGGCTGCCAGCCGGTCGCCTTCATCATCGCCGCAATCGTTGCGCCCGCCGGAGATTGCAGCATGGCGATGACGCGTGATTGCTTCGAGCGGGCGCCGGCTTCTTTCGTCTGCTGCGATGGCTTGGCGGCAGCCACAGTTGATGGTGCCGTTGCAGGTGAGTGCTTCTTCGCGGATTTTGACATTGAGATCCTCCATTCGGCTCACGGCGGCTTTCCGCCGCACCACCGAAGCCCCACCTCGGCGCTCGCGCCCGGCGGGGCAGGATCTCGTAAGCGTCTCCTGGCGCCCAAAATGACGACAACTACGGCTCCAATCAGCTTCGATTGCCAGTCCTTTCTGACACCGACCGCAAGTCAATCGAGCGACATTTGATCGCAGCAGAGGTCAGTGCCAGAGACTCGTTCGACACGACTGCGTGCTTGGCACCTGGTTCGAGTCCTCCCAGCCCCACCACGCAGTCAGTGTCTAACGGAGATTTCCCGGCTTTAGGCGAAAAGCGCTTCAGGAAGGTCGTTGCATCGAGGGTCGTAACCTCGACCGGGCAACCGAATTCAGGACCACGCGGAGCCCAAATCCGCGTTCAAAGGCATCGGGGTCCAGAGCGTGATGTCCGGTCCCAAACGAGATCGCCATCATACGCTGGACTGCGGGAGGGCCCTCGTCTTTCACCGGCACAAAGAGAACTGCCGCGCAACTTTGGTTCACAAGCGCCGGACGGGGCTCGGTCGTGAACTGGCCGATAAACGTAACCCATGATAGGAACGGCGGGGGCTTGACCGATGAAGAGTCGGCCTGGTTTCAAGCGCGTCAATGCGATGCTGCTTGCCGCCGGCAGCGATCGCACGTTCCTACAATACATATCGCTTTACAGTATGGTGGGGGGCTATTGCGACTGGCATCGAAACGCCGCGGCGAGTGC